TATTTATCCATAACTTGCAATGAATTTCCCTGCTGATTGTCCATTGTGTTATCCTCCTTAGTTTTACGCTTTGGTCAAGAGAGGCTTTAGGATTTTCCAGCAATTTCTGTCATTTATTCGACGGGATTTCGCCCGAAGCAACCAGTGAACTCTAGTTGAACTCAGGATCATCTACCTTCTCTGACCCCAATTTAGACATTACTGCAGTTAAAGGAGCCGAGCCGTTAGGGTATTCATACAGAATAACCTCTCTCCAGTTCTTCGGCCTCTGGTCAGTAGCCCAGTCTCCAGTTCCACGCATTCCTAAAAATCCAGCCATTTTAAATACCTCCTATAAATTTTTCGTAGAGAGTAAAACTATCATCAGATAGCTTATTCTCTTTATCAAGTTTTTTTAGTTGATTAACTATGATACCATTAACAACATCACCAAAGTCAAAGTCCTTCATTACACCAGCCTGGAGATTCCACTTAACTCGATCACCTTCCTGCACAAACATTAGGAGTTTATGTTCCTCCTCGCTAAAAGATAAATCTTCTCGGAGCTTACGCATCAGTTTAAGAGTTGTAAAGTTTCCCTCACGAGGGAGAATACTAAGTAATACTAATCTTTCCATTACATCAAGTTGCATAGTGAAATCTCCTTTATGTTAAAGTTTAAGCATGGAGCGTGTCATATAAGGCTATATAATACGCTACGTTATTAATAAGAACTTTAAGAGCTGCATCAGCTCCAACAGTTGTACCGTCTGGTGCCACAGCGGGAACCAGAGCATTGGCAACTACTGGTCCTGTACCAGCTGCAGGAAGAGCCATAAGATTTGTGGATACAGCACTTGCCATATCTATTGCTGTAGTAACTGTTCCAGCAATACCAATAGCATTAACAACAGCTGCTCCGCCATCAACTGCAATTTTAAGTCCATTATCCATAGACGTTACTGCAGGATAGACCTCAATCATCACTCCATCGAACTGTCCAGTTACAGTAGCAGCTCCATCAATATGGAAGTGGCCAGCGTTAATGGTAGATGCAACAAAGTTATCTGCACCTACATCTAACTTAGCAGATAATGCAGACATAGCTGTGATTGCTCCAGTGCCCTGATGTCTTGCCCAGGGCTGACTGGCATAAGCAGCTGAAGCTACAGAGTTATTAGCTCCACCTGTAACACCTACATATGCCCGTGAAGCATGGCCTACCAATGTAGTCCCAGAGTCACCACTACCTATCATATTGACTTTATTGTAAACACCTATCAAGTCATCACAGTCCCCTGCCCCTGCAGAGTGGTTAATGTTGATAGTTTCTCCAATTACTGTAGCTCCAGGGTTGGTATTAAGAACCATAGGAACTGCCACTGACCCCATATTAAAGAGGCCTACTCCAGTAGTGGTTTCATCAAACTCCAAAGTAATCTTTGTCTCAGCTGTAGCTACTGTAGTACCCAAAGAAAGAAGTGAGTCGTTTGCTAACTTCAATCCAGTAGCACAGGCACCTATATTAATTCCAGTGGTCATAGTCCCACTAAGACTAATACCAGTAGTACATCCCATAGTAATGTTAAGACCTGTTGTTAGTACACAAGTCCCACTCATATCAGCATCATCTTCGATTTTAATACCATTACCATAGGTTCTACTACCTCCATCCATATCTCCAAATCTCAGAATAATCCCATGAACCTTGGTATAATCAGCTAACTGCCCACCAGTTACCTTCCCGAGAAATGGAGTGGCTTCAGTAGTAATTGTTTGTGCAGCTGAACTAGCATCCCAGGTAATTTCACTCTGGATACCATAGAGTTTACCTATAGTAATTCCAAGAGCTCCCTTGGCATAGCCATAGACTAATGCTCCCCAAACACTTCCAGTGTTTACAGCATTAGCTACACCATAGATCTGTGCACCATAGATACTTGCAGCCGCATTGGCCTCCCTATTTTCAACCCTCAAATAAATACCTTTAAACTCAGAGAGGGTATAGACGTCTGCCCAATCAGACACATGATATCTGAGTTCAAAAGCCTCTGACCATTGAAATACAGAGGCATCAATACTAATTGAACTTCCTCCTGCTGTCCCCGTAGCTATACGTGCAGTAGAGAGAACTTGAGCGTCTTGAGCATTGATACCGAGACTAGTCGCAATAGAGATATGCCCGTTATCATACTCAATACCAGCCCTCAGAAGAAATCCACGCCAGCTCATAATCCACCTCCAGTTAAGTAGTTACAGCGTTGTGAAGAGTACACCATCTGTAACCAGTTGAGTACAGAACGATAGTTTGTGCAGTCGTAGCACTAATATCTCCTTTAGCTGCATCCCCACCTTTGTCAGCAATAGTAACTGACCCAGCAGCAAATGTAGGTGTAATAGCATAAATCTTGCCTGCAGCTTCCCTAACTGACGGAAGTGTCATAGTGAAAGCTGTAGCAGCTGCCAAGTCAATAAAGACCATCTGATCACTAACCTTCATCTCATATGCCGTGTCAGCGTCAACCAGAAAGATAGTCTTTCCACTTTTAGTAAGAGCACCACTGGCTCTCTCATCCCCAATCTTTAAAAGATCGAGTACACTTTTTCCTGTTTCAAGACTCATTTTGATACCTCCTAATGGGTAAGAATATCATCAATTTCTTTCTGCAGTCCTTCAATAATTCCAGATTTCTTTTTAGAAGTGGAACTATCTACAAACGCAGGATCATCAAACTTTTGATCTTTGTTCTTCACAATTTTCTTAATACCTAACAGCTTACGAGTTCTTTCAGCAGCTTCATCAAGAACCTTGTCAACGGTTAGATCAGGTTTCTCTGCGTGAACCTGAGCTGCTACATGAGAGACTGTTTTTCTTACGAATAATAAGTCCTCATTGGCTTTGAAGAAATCGTTAGCTACAGTTTCAGAATCTCTCACCTCTCTTACTTTAGTACTTACAAGTTCTGGGATAGTAGATAAGACAGTTTTAGCTGCCTCTTCCTTGGCAAAAAGTTTAGCAGATTGATAGACCTGGTTTAGTAGTTTATTCATCAAATCTTTACTATCTATAATATCATCAATAGAAATATCACCTAAGAAGTCTATCATAGTATCTTTCTCTGGCTCTATTACTATGGTTGGAGTTGGAGTAGGCACTTCAACTCCCTTTTTCTCCTCAGACTTAGAAACTTGTAAGGGAGAAGGAGGTGAGGTAGAATATACTGGAGTAAGACTCTCAATATGTCCTAATAACAGCTTTATGCGTTCTCTTAACTCCTCCTCAGTCTCTCCACCCTCAGTAACTACTTTAGGGGCAGGAGTCGGTAATGGAGTTGCGGGTTCGCCTTCAGCAGGTTTAGGAGACGGCGCTCCTTCCTTATCATCTAGTTTAGGAGTTTCGACTAGAGAAGTTACAACAGGCTCCTCTACCTTTGGAGTCTCAACTTCAACCTTAGGAGACTCCTTACTAAGGTTCTCAACTGACGATGGCTCAGGGGTAAGGCTACCAATGAGATCGTCTATTTCTTTAGTTATATCATCTGGCATACTATTTCTCCTTTCTTTCATTATCTTCAATAATATTATCTAAAATTATTTGAGGCATTAGTAAGAACTTTCTTACTGCCTCAGCACTACCTTGTAAATTTTTAAGTGTCTCAAAGTCAGGAGTTCTTTCCTTACTTTCTAAGGAGCTACGTATATCTTCTATCCACATCTCAAGTTCATGCGAGATATCTCTCCACACCGATCCCTCAAGAAATTCTCTAAAAGCAGTAGCAGAACTGATATATTCCCTATCACTCATACATACCTCCCATAGTTTCAGGAGCAGGAACACCTCGCTGAGGTAGAGGAACTATATTTCCCCTATTAGCCTGCTCCATAACTTGCTCATCAGGAAGAACCTTAGGTTTTACCCTAAAATCTGAGACATTTTTAGCTCCTCCCAACGTAAAGATATACTCATATATTCGTACCATATCAAACTGCTGTCCAACTCCAGGGTTTTCTGTTAGTATTTTAGCTATCTGAGACCATAATTCTGTAGGTCCATTAGGTAAACTACCATCACTAATAGTAACATCATAATTAGTCATTATATCAAATGGAGTTACCTTAGCCCTTTTATCGTTCCCAAACATCTGAGCTAATTCTTCTTGCCATCTTCCTGTAATATCTACATAAGTCTCTTCACTCATTAGTTGCTTAGTGTGCTCAGCCATCATATATCCTAGATCATGGAAGGCTTGCATACTAATAATACGTGCAAGTCGCTCAACACGAGAGATAGCAGATGAACGTGTACCCTGAAATTCCCCTTTTGTTAGTCTCTCAGGACCTCCTTGACGTAGAATTCCCATCAAACTTTCATCTACAGCACCTATTCTCTGCATCCACTCGAGGATAAAGGAGGAATCCTGGATATTAGCACGAGTAATATCCGTAACATTGAGCTGTTGAACTACATCCTTTACTCCTTTTCCCCATGCAGGCCGACGTAGACGAACAAACTTGCCAGGTCCAGGGTCTTTGAAATCAGCCATGTTGACCTGATAGGGATCAACTACAAACATATCATTAATAGCTTTACGGACATTAGTGATATGAGAGTTAAAAAGAAAGTTTAGTACCTCCTGCATACCGTAAAGAATCTCAGTACGAGCAAGTGGAAGTACTGAGTAACCATCAAAGTCAGGAGCTGCAGTGATAATAGGGAACATATTATGAGTTAGACCAAGTTTTTTAGCTTGAATAATAATCTCATCATTAGCTAGGGCAAATAACCACTTCTCTGGTTGTTCCACAGTCCCAAGTCTCCACTCTTTAGGGATAAGATCTACATACATCCAGATAACATCAACAGAGTTGTGAATAGTTACATCGAGAGTAGTGTAAGAGTCAGTTCCTGTTTTCTTATTACGATCTGACATTTTATCTTTGAATATTGAGCTACCCTGTAAGGTAGAATCCTTTAGATACTTAACGTTAAACATAGTACCATTACTGGTAGATTCACGTTTCATTAGATCAATGCGTGTAGTGGGTTCCACCCATCCTACAAACTCCCCATCTTGAATTCGCTGTACTGGAACAGAAGGATCAGGGAGGTAAAAATAGGGGTCTATGTTATTAAGTTTATTCCCCTCATATATAACAGTCTCCCTAAAATCCCTACCTCCATATAAGTTTCTATATGGTCTGTACCCCATATTCTTAACCCATACAGGGGCTCCAGCTCCTACTCCATAAACCAGAGAATCTCTGAGAAATGTATGAAGAGCAAGACCCATCTTGGAGCGATAAGTTTGATGCCTAATAACCTTCTCCAATAACATAGTACCTACCGTATCCTCTGGAGAAACTCCCTCGTACTTTAGAATAGGATCATTAAGGAAAGCCATAACTAGATAAGTAAGAATAGTCTCCATTATAACGAAGCTGTAAGGAAACACTATTGACACTGGTTTGCGACTATCTTCAGTCTTAAGTTTACTTTCCTTATCGTCTAACTCAATATACGCAGTTATAACTCGTTCTATCTCATTCCAAGAACTAGTACGGTTGGAGATAAGATTATGAGACTCACGAGCCCGAAATAGTATCTCCTCTTTAAGTCTAACATGAGTAGGAGAACCAGGTCTAAGATCTAAACCATAAGGATAAGTATATCCCAGATCCTTATTTAGAAGATCTGTAGAACCAAAATTAAGTTGTCCTTGCAGTATCTGCATTTAGATTATCCTCCAATTCTCATAGGGTTTTTCGAAATCCAGTTCTTCATATTCTTTTTCAGGGTCTTCCCCCATATCAGGAGGGTCGAAGTAGTAAGCCAACTCATCCATTATCTTGTTAATATAAGCAGCTGCATCCATCACGTCCCACAACTTGGAACGAGGAAAGGAACGAAGTTGAGTCTCAAGAGGCCCACAGTTGTTCTTATTATGATACATATAGCCGAGTTTATATAGAGGAGCAAGATTAGCTATTCTTCCTTCTTTCTTCCCAATAGCCTGAAGTTCAATATATGTAGGGTGAACGTTACGAACTCTCATTTCGTTTTCAATAGGTTGAGAGATGAACTGGTGAAGAGAAGTTACTTCAACTCCCAATATCATACTTTTGTATCGTAATAGTTGCCCAAACATCATGTTGTATAGGGCATCAGGTCTAACCCGCCTAGATTCTATTGCCCGAACGAAGATTTTGTGAGATTCTCTATCAACTGCTATTGTCAAAACTGCACTCTCAGCAGAGTGAAGTTGGACAGTTTTAGCTGGATCACAAATAGTAACATGGAGTAGGCGAGAGGTAGGGATTTTTTCGTCTACAATAACTCCAGTCTCAGTTACTGACTTAACAACTAGTTCGTCTCCATAATCTTCAAAATAGTGAAAATACTCCTCCTTAAAAACCGCATCCTCAATGGATATAGGAAGATTCATACGCTCCATATAGAAGAGATCCATTAGACCTTTCCTACGATGTTCTTCTACTTCTTCCTTTATTTGTGTAGTAGTCATATAGTTTACATCATAAGATTCATAGTTCTCATTGCAGATAGAAAGACGAATAGATGACCACTCAGGAGAATCAAGAAGAAGTTGGAGTAATGAGTCCTCATGTTTAATAGTATCAATATAGATAATAGTAGGAGGTTTCCCATACATATCTTCAGTTTTCATTACGTCAGAGAAAAACCACTCCTTTTGTTTCTGACGTAGATCCTCATTTCGTAGATCTTCTTTATTTTCTAGATCATCAATGATGATTAGATCTGGACGATAGTTTGCCCAGTTCAATCCACGAATCTGCTGACCCATACCACGAGGGAGAACAAAAGTAGTACCAAAGGCTACCCACGCAAGTTTACTAAATGTGTCGTCTACTTCACCCACATCACTGATCTTAATACTGCCAAATAGAGACCTTACGGTTTTATTAGTTAATAGTGTACGTTTCATATTCTCAGTTTGCATTTCAGCTAGAGTAGCACTGTTTGAGAGATAGACTATAAAATGATAGTCTCTAAATAGTATTCCTTTATTAGCTATAGTACGTGCAATAGAAGTCTTTCCTAATCCACGTGGAGCAGCTATAGCTTTTTTGCTGTTGGAATTAGATATGGTCTCAAATATCTTATCATGAAGCATAGAGAAAGGAGCTGAAAAGATCTCAGGAAAAATAGCTTTACACATGAACTTAGTATCTATATAACAATTATGTAAGATACTTTTAGTTCTTTGAGTGAGATCACCTTCAACCTGTGGTAAAATTTTTACCATAGGTTCAGTCGTTTGGTACGTGTTTTCCATATACTACATAATCCCCAGTTTTCTTGCACCACTCATTGACTTCTCCTGGAGTCATATGATGCCCTATAAATCTCGGGTCTACTACTCCAATCTCATCAGCCCAATCACTACATATTTTCCAGAATGGTAACTGAAGTTTTCTGATATGTAGTTTTATACCCAAAATCTGAAGAACATCATATTGACGTCTATACCAAGGTAACTTCAAATAGTCCTCGATAGTCCTAATAAGAAGTAATCTTCTTACACTATTCCATATACTACATGTCCAGAACTTAAGATTATAACTTCCATCTAAATAGTCTACAACTGGAACCTCATGAAATATCCAGTCTTGAGTTGCAAACTTCCCAGGATGAATCATCCACATAAAGTGATTCCATAAGGATTTAGTAGTTTGCCCTATTTCAGTAGCAAAGTGAGAGTAGTAGTTTCTTGAGAGAACTATAAGAGGCAAGTCCTTCTCAGGAATACATAGGATCTCTCTAGCAGTTAAAAACCTATCCTCGCTCATTCAGTACCTCCAGTAATTAAAGGACCTATAGTTGGCTGAGAAGTAGGAACAGGTGGAGTAGACATTACACCTCCACTCACATATTTAGCATAACCCTGAATTGCTAATGCCATTATCTGATCAAGTTGAACTGAAGAGCCAGTACTAACTACTCCAGTACTTTCTGTCCACGAGATATTTAGGTTAGCAAAGATAGGCCGACTAAACTCTACTTTAGTTCCACTGGGAGACACTATAGTTCCAGAAGTACAACTACCAAACAGGAAAATTAAGCAAAGGACTAATAACTTTTTCATGTTGACTCCCTTCTTTGTGCTAATTTTAAAATTTCTGTACGCTCAAGAAGAATTGCTACATTGGTATGAGTTTCACGAGCTAGCTTTTCTAACTCTTCAGATTTCTTATCTCCCTTAGCCACCTTACTCTCTATTACCTTAAACTTATCTAAACAAAACTGTAATCTTTCATCACAATGAGGAAGCATACCGAGTCTTTCTTTGTCTTCTTTCTCGTTCTCTACCTTGTTTTTATTATTCCCTTTTATTACAAGAATATTTCCTCTTTTAAAATGTCTAGTGTATATAAAGAAAATCACGATAACTGCTGTTAGTGTAGGCCCAAAAAGAACAGCGAGATTTTCTACCACTTTCAAGATAGAAATAAAGTCATCCATTAGAACATCCTCCACGATTTTTCATCATAGCTGTAATAGTTTCACTCTCCAGGTTCCTTCCCTCAATAGTTGATTTATCTGACACATAAACAGCCATCTTAATCATACATCCTTTTATACTTGCTAGATCAGAGGCAACAATACTATGATCACTACAACGAGGATGAGTTTTACCTCTAGTAATAGTCCATCCAATAGACCAACAGACCCCTATTATTGTTACAGCTTCTGGATAGCTAAGCATCTTACCATCTTCTCTCAGGTCCAACATCTATATGAATAAAGTCTTCAGCCTGGTAGAAATGAAAACCTCCACTCCAACTCGTCAGCATTATAGCGAGATGTCTCATAGAATACTCCTCAATTCTAAAATCAATAGCATTTCCTAACATATGCTGAGATCCCTTAGCTCCTCTTATCTCATCGTTATGTTTCTTGCAGCGATACCCACTAAGAATAAGTACAGGGAGGTCTACTATATCTCTGATAACTTGCAAACGCTGAACGATAGCGGGATTAATAGCCATTAGTCCACAGCCACATCTACAAGTAAATTCTTCTCTATAAAAATTAGGAGTTATCTTTTCCATAGCTAATTAATAGTCCCATAAATGTTTCCTGACTCGTTATACTCATAACACCCAATAGGATAACCACCTCCCTTTGGCATAGCTGTCAAAGCCAGGTCAGTTGGGTTGGTTTGAATGTAATAGTTTGGCAGACCACTGTCTTTATAGGGAGACGTTGCCGTAAGGGTATAATCGTTGGTAGCCAGTGAGGTATAAGCCGGACTGTCCGTAAGGGGAGTACTGTAAAGATAAAGTGAACCTCCCGCTGCAACCACTCCCGCGGTACAGTTATTAACGCAATTATTATAGAA